TGTGGAGTTTGTACGGATAATAACTAAAAGATCGGTGTCTTGTAATATTCTAAATTGATAAGCAAAATTAGTTGCACTTCCATTACCATTGTGAAAATTCTTAATAATTGTAGTTGATACTGTCATAACTAATTAAAACCTTTAAACGTTGTTGATGGTTTTGTAAATAAAAAATGTTGATTATAATCTTTTTCCATTCTATTTTCAATTCTTTCTAATATACCCGGTTTTATAGTTTCCATTATTTGATACCCTATTAAATAGTCAAATGCACTCTTTATATAAAATAAATTGTAAAAAGGTATCATTGCTGTTACAGCATCATAAGCTGATTTACCAGCTTTTCCACCTTCAAGTCTAGTTCCATGTATAATAGCCATTAAAACATCTGCTGCTGTTACAGGTATTGGTCCAGCAAGTCCACCTATAATAGCCATCTTGTCTCTAACTTCTTTAAACAATACATCACCATATATACCTAATCCACCACCTTGTAATAAAGCAGCCATTAATGTTTTAAAATTAACATCTCCATCTTCACTCATTATTTCTCTTGGTGATCTTCCTTTTAATAAATCTTTTATAGTCATAGACATATATCCTAACATTGCAGAAGTTACCATTAAAGCACCCATACCTTTTATACCTCTACCTATATCTCCTTGTTTTCTATTTTTAAAGTAATCTATTTCTCTACCTAAAACTTTTTGTACAATAGAAATAGGAAATGCTTTAAATTGACCAAAAAATCTTATAGATTCTCCCCACATAGTTCCAGCTAAAGCACCTTGTGTCATAAAACCTTTTACTCTAGCATCTGGCTCAATAACTGCATAAAGTGATCTATCTAATAATATTCCAGATACAGATGCTTTAAATTTTTCTTTTTCTATTCTTATTTGTCTATCTGTCATTTTTTCTAATCCTGTAATTTTTTTTACATCAGCATCAGAGATTTGATCTAACAAACCAATATTAATAAATTCTTTACCATCATCCGCTTTTTCCATTGCAGTTTTTCTTATAACATCCCATTTAGTAGGATTAATATCATACATTGTAAATAATTCTTGAAGTTGTTTGTTTAAATTTTTAAATTCTAAATTTTTTTGTCTAGCAAAATAATTTGCTAATCCTAACATTGCTCCTTCTTTTAAACTGTTGGTCCACCAAGAAAGTAAATTTAATTTAAAAAATGTTCTTTGAGCTTTTGTCCAACCTTTGTTTAAGTTATCACCAACTTGATGTCTTGCGGACATATCATAAATAGTATTGTCATTTATAAATCCTAGCATTTCAGCTATTCCTTTTTTTTGTTTTGTATTTTTAACTTTTCCCAAACTAGATAATGCTTCAAACATTCCACCTAAAAATGATCTACCTTGGTATCTTACTTCTGAACCATAAATACCAACATCAGCCAATGCAGAAATTGTTGCACCACCTAGCCTTGCCATAGATGCTAAAGTTCTTGCTACTGCTGAATATCTTGCAACACCAAAATTTTCTACAGTATAAATAGAACCATCTATAACTTTCATATATTTATCTAATTTACGAAAGTTTTTAATATCACCAACATCTTTACCAGATTTTTTCAATCTATCATGTACTGCAAATCTAATTTTATCTATATTTTCTTTAGGTTTTGTACCTAACGCATCTATTATTCCAAGGTTTCTTCCTGCAGTTTGTAATCCAGAAAAAAAAGATTCTTTTAAATTACCAACACCAAATTTATCATTATAGTTAAACCAATCATCTGCTGTTTTAAAATGTAATACTCTTTTAAATTTAGAACCTTTTGCTACATCTTGTGATGATCTTGTTCCATAAGTATTTCCAACACCATCTGCAATTAAATATTTATTACCTACTAAAGAATTATAAACTTCTATCATAAATTCATCAACATTATCTGTGTTTGCAAAAGTTCTATCAGTATCTAATTTTTCCATTACAAAATTTTTCCATGCTAAAAAATTTTTATTATAATTTATATCTTTTTTTAATTTTAAAGATGGATCAGTTTCAATATTTTTTACACCTAAAATAGCTGCAGCATTTCTAATGCTAGATGGATCGTGTGATTGTTTTACAATATATCCCCAAATTTTTGAAATGTTAGCTCCTCTGTCATTTAATTTTTGTCTAATCATTTCAGAATAACTTTCCATAACTTCTGCTAATTTTATAATATCTGGATTAGTTTCTGTTACTTTAGGTTTTTCTCCTATTCTTTGTTGCGTTACAGTTGGTTCTTGACCTAATTCATACATGGTTCTTGTAACTCTTCTTTGTACTTCTGCTTCTGATATGCCATCTAAACCTTTATCAAATAAATCATCTACACCTGCTGTTCTTAGTTTAGCATTAAATCCAGCAATTAATTGATTAACAGTTGCGTTTTGTTGTACAGCAGCGGATGATCTTGAAGCTACAACTCTATCATTAGAACCTACCATTATTGCAGTTAAGCCTTCTAATGGATTATCTGAAAATTCAGTTAAAACTAATTCTGTTAATCTTCTAATTTTAATTTCATTTTCTATAGCATTTCTTTTATTAAGTTTTTTTTGTAATTTAATTTGTTCTGATACTTCTTTAGAAATTTTATCAACACTAATTTCATCAATGTTACTTAATTTTTTTTCTGCTACAGATTGTTTAATTAAATTTATTATTTCTTCTTTTTTAGTTCCAGCAATAGAAGATTTTTTTAGTAATTTTTCTATTCTTATTAAGCACTTGTCTGCCATAATTATCTACCATTCCTACAATTAATAAAATCTGCAACTACTTCATCTAATTCTTTTTTCTTTGTATTAATTTCATCTAATTCTTCTGTGGCTGTTTTTAGTGATGAATCTTCAGCACCATCTTGAAATTTAAAGTTTGCATCTTTTTGATTATTTTTAATAGTTTCTAGTTGAGAATTTAATGTATCAATTTCAACATCAGTTTCTGCTTCATTTTTTCTAACAACATTTTGTTCTAAAGTATTTAATTCTACTTCATCTGATTTTAATCTTGGTTGATTATTTCTTTCTACTGTTGGTATACTATTTTCTGTAGTTCTTAAAACTGGATCAGCATTTACGATTGGACCTACATCTACAGGCTCATCTAACATTAAATCTCCTAAAGATTTTTCTAATAATAATTTTCTAGTTCTTGGGTCTGTTTTTTCTAATTTTAACATAAAGTCTGAAGTGTCTTTATAATATTCTCTAAATAAAACTTGTTCGTTAGTTAATTCTGGTTCTAATTCATCTGATTTTATTCCAGTTTCTTTTCTAACTTTATTTACATCTTCTCTAAATTTTTTATATTTAGAAAGTGTTTTAATATCTCTTAATTTACCTACACCAACATGAAGTCCACCACCAAGTATTGATCCAAAAGCAATGTTAAGTAAACTATCTGCTGCACCATAATCTGCTTGTACTCTTTTAGCAGCACTATAAACTATTGGCTCAACTACAGCTGCACCTACAGCACCCTCTACCACACCTCTTGTTAGTCTAGCAGTTCTTAAACTTGTTTTTGCAGCCAAAGCAGCAAATCTCATTTGTCCAAATACAGGTATAAAAGAAGCTCCAATATTAATAGGGTCAAGCATACTTACAGCTAAACCAGTACCAAACTTTGCTGCACCTACATAAAAACCAGCAGAAAAAGGATTCCAAGAACCTGCCGGACCTCTTTGAATAATACTTTGTCTTTCTCTTTCAGCTTCTTTTTTTTCAACCATAATATCAACAACTGATTGAAACTCATCTTCTTTAAAATATAATCCTAATTCATTATATTCTTTATTTAATTCTTGCCTATCCATACGAACATCTCCACCTCTAATAGATTCTGTTACAGCTGCATTTATAGACCTATGTGTTTTTGTTGCTGTTAAAGGATTGTACTCCCAGTTATCTGCAGCAATAGCACCTAAAGTTTGTCTTAAACTTTTAGAATATCTATCATAGCCATTATCTTGTGCTGTCTCATCTATTTTTAATGCAAATCCTAATTGAGCCATTATTCTGTTAATTTAAATTTATTTAAATAATTTGTTAAAGTTGTACCATTTGAATCTGCTGGATTATATTTACCATTTGTTTTTAAAAATTTAGACATTCCATTTTTTCCACCTAAATGAGCTACAGCAACAAGACCATTTAATGTAACTAAAACTCCATTAATTTCTGTACCTATATATTGATCTAAACCTTTACTATTTACATAAGTAACTATATCGTTAGTGTGCCAATCAAAAACTTCATCTTGCAATTCTTGACTTGCTAAAAATTCTTGTTTTGTAAAATTTTTTCCTGTTGCATCTTTGTAATCTGTAAGTCTAGCATTTCCAAATTGATATGCACCCATATAACCTTCTGAATTTACTACCATATAATTTCCAGAACTTTCAGATTTTTTCATAGAAGTTTTAAAATTTTTATCAGCAGAAGCTAATAATATTTTATTTTCTTTTGGTAAAGCTGCTGAATTATCAGTATCTGGTATAAAATCATTTAAGGTCATATTCATTTTTATATCAGTTCCCGGCAATATATAACTGTCATCATTAAAATTAAACTCTAAAAAATCACCATTAGCATTTTTAACAGGAGCAAATTCTCCATCAGCAAGTATAACACCAAATATTAAACCTTCTCCATCAGATGTATTTCTCCATTCTCCATCTTCTTTTATATTAATGTTAAATTCACTTTGTATATCTAATTCAAGAGTTTCATCTTTCATTGAACCAAAAGCTACTGCACCCCATTGATCTAAATAATGATCTTTAATTATTTCTGTTTTTTCAATAACAATATCAATATGACTATCTAATAATTTTTTACCATCCCATATTTTAGGAATGTAATATGTTCCTTCTATTTGAAAATTATCTTTAATAATTGCTATTGCTTGTTTTCTTGCTTTGACTTCGCTAGTATCACTATTAGTAAACATTTCATTTAATGTGTAATAAGTTAATACTTCTGTAATACTATTCATTTGTTCTACAGTATCTGCACTATTTGCTCCAGTATTTGTTGCAACTATATCTTCAAAAAGCCTTATAGCTTTACTTGTTCTTATATCTGTTTGTAGTTTTTTAAACTTAACACCATTTTGATCTCCCCATTCTTTTAATTCT